CCGATCCCGGGCGGAGCCTCCAACACGTTCCGGGTGAAGGTCGTCCCGGCCAACACCACCAACCGGGGCCAGTACCGCTACCGGGCCCGGGCCGAGTGGCCGGATGCCGTGCCGCCGGTGGCGCGGATCTGGGAGGGCGACTTCTCCATCCAGTAGGCCGCCGCGGGGCGGGGCTTGATATCTGCCGGGCGCGGTGCAACCCGGGGGGAGATGGCCAAGGCGACCACCGAAGGCACCGACCAGACCCGGGACATCCCGCCGCTGTCGCTGCGCGCCCAGGTGTCGCCAGGCACCCTCAACGACGAGGCCCGGACCGTGGAACTGGTCTGGACCACGGGCGCCAGGGTGCTGCGCGGCTTCTGGGAGCCGTACTGGGAGGAGCTCTCTCTCGACCCCAAGCACGTCCGCATGGCGCGCCTGAACAACGGGGCGCCGTTCCTGGACTCCCACGACATGGGCGCCGGAGCCGAAGCGGTGCTCGGGGTGGTCGAGTCGGCCCGGCTCGAGAAGGACCAGGGCGTCGCGGTCGTGCGCTTCGCCAAGGACGACCCGGCGGCCGACGCGGTCTGGAACAAGATTCGCCAGGGCATCCTCCAGAACGTACGCGTGGGGTACCGCGTCTACAAGCTCGTGAAGACCGAGGAGGCCACCGACAAGGTCCCGGTCGTCCGAGTCGAGGACTGGGAGCCCTACGAGCTTTCCGTCGTGCCGGCGGGCGCGGACGACGGCGCTGGCTTCCGCAACGCCGCCCAGACCCGCTCCGCACCCAACCCGTGCACCTTCGTGACACCGCAGCGAAAGGAACCCGAAGCCATGGCCAACGAGAACAACAACACCGTGACCCCGCCCGTCGCCCCTCCGCTCAGCCCCATCGAGAGCGCCACCCGCGCTGCCGCGCAGGCCCGCATCAACGAGGAGACCGCCAAGGCCCAGGTCACCGCCCAGGCTGTCGAGGCGGCCCGCCAGTCCGAGCGCGACCGGTCGACCACCATCCGGCAACTGGTCCGCCGCGCCAAGCTGGGCGACGACCTGGCCGACAAGTTCATCACCGACGGCGCCGACGTGGACGACGTCCGAGCGGTCATCCTCGACCACATCGCCAGCGACGGCGAGCGGAGCACCACCGTGCAGCACCTGGGCATCTCCGCCGGCGAGGACGCCCGGGAGAAGTTCGTCCGCGGCGCCTCCGCCTGGATGTTCGAGCGGCTCGGCCTCACCGACCTTCTGCAGCGCGCCGCCAAGGCCGACCCGGTCCGCTTCCGGGACGTGGCCTTCGACGGTGCCGAGTTCCGCGGCATGACCCTGCCCGAGCTCGCGCGCGAGAGCCTGGAGCGCCGGGGCGTCAAGACCAGGGGCATGAGCCGGAACGACATGATCGGCATGGCCTTCGTCCACCGTGCCGCGGGCTACCAGTCCCAGAGCGACTTCGCCGTGCTCCTCGAGAACACGATGAACAAGTCGCTGCTCGGCGAGTACGCCATCACCCCGGACACCTGGTCCAGGTTCTGCAAGGTCGAGACCGTCTCCGACTTCCGCGCCAGCAACCGCTACCGGACGGGCAGCCTGACCGTGCTCGACGCGGTCGGCGAGGGCGGCGAGTTCAAGCAGAAGGTCATCCCGGATGGCCAGAAGCTCTCCATCTCGACCGCCACCAAGGGCAACATCGTCGGCCTCAACCGGCAGACGATCATCAACGACGACCTGGGCGCCCTGACCAACCAGGCCCGCCAGCTCGGCCGCGCCGCGCGGAACACCATCGAGACCGACGTCTACGCGCTGCTCGCGCTCAACAGCGGCCTGGGCCCGACGCAGGGCGATTCCCAGCCCTTCTTCCATTCCAACCGCTCCAACGTCAACGGCACCGGGTCGGCGATCAGCGTGGCCGGCGTCGATGCCGACGCCATCGTGATGTCGAAGCAGAAGGACCCCAACGGCGTCGACTTCCTCGACCTGCAGCCCTACGCGCTCGTGGTCGCCCGCGACCTCAAGGGCACGGCCAACGAGATCAACGACGCCCAGTTCGACTTCGACAACGCCGGCACCAACACCACCGGCAAGTTCCAGAGGCCGAACCGCTGCCGCGGCCTCTTCAAGGAGGTCGTCGGCACCCCGCGGCTCAGCGGAACCCGGCGCTACCTCTTCGCCGACCCGTCCATCGCGCCGGCCATCGTCGTGGCCTTCCTCGAGGGCCAGGGGCAGGGCCCCTTCCTGGACAGCGAGAACGGCTTCCGGGTGGACGGCGTCGAGTGGAAGGTCCGCCTCGACATGAAGGCCCAGATGTTCGACCCCAAGGGCGCGGTCACCAACGCCGGCGCGTAGTAGCCCGGCCCCACAGGAGACACCGACATGTCCACCAAGTTCATCCAGCCCGGCCGCATCGTCACCTTCACCGCGCCCACCGGCGGCGTGGTCAGCGGAACGCCGGTCCTGATCGGCAACCTGCTGGTCATCCCGCAGGCGACCGTCGCCCAGACGCTGCCCTTCGAGGGAATGATCGAGGGCGTCCACTCGGTCACCAAGGCGGCCAGCCAGGCCTGGGCCGAGGGCGTCCTGGTCTACTGGGACAACACCGCCAAGAACTTCACCACCACCACGACGTCCAACTACCGCGCCGGCGTCGCCTGCGTGGCGGTCGGTTCCGGCGCGGGCGAGACGGTCGGCATCGTCCGCCTCAACGGGGTGGGCGTCCCGACCGGCGCCTAGGTCGACGTGGGCTTCACGGCGCTCCTCGCCGCGGCCGACAGGGCCGCCCTGCAGAACCTGGGCGGCCCTGTTCGCTACACGGCGGGGAGCGGAGTGACCGCCGACGTGGTCGGAGTCTTCGACTCCGCCTACGTCAAGGTCGACGCGGGGCAGGCCGGGGTGTCGAGCATGGGGCCGGCGGTCTTCCTTCGGCTCGCCGACCTGCCCAGCGACCCCGAGATCGACTCGCCCATCGTCACCGTCGAGAGCGTCAACCACGTGGTGCGCGAAGTTCAGAAGGATGGCCTGGGAGGGGTGCTGCTGCTGATGCACCGGACGTGATGGCTCACCAGAGGCAACTCATCCGCGAGGCCGTCAAGGCGCAGCTGCTCGGCAAGACCGCCGCGCTGGCCCGCGTCTTCGAGACCCGGGTGGTGCCCTTCAAGAACCTCGAGTTGCCGGCCGTCTCCGTCTACATCCTGTCCGAGGCGGTCGACGCAGCCAGCAAGCTGACCGCCCCGCGCGAACTCACCCGCACCGCCCAGGTGGCCATCGAAGCCGCCGTGAAGCAGGGCGCCAACGCCGATGACGCCATGGACTCCATCGCCATGGAGATCGAGCGCGCGCTCGACGCCGACTGGACCTTCGGAGGCACCGCCAGCGATTCCATCCTGCTGAGCACCGACCTCGAGACCGACGACCGCGGCGACATGCTGGTCGGCCTGGTGCGGCTCACCTACGCGGTCACCTACTTCACCGACTGCCCCTCGGCCGCGGACGTCTCGCTGCCCACGCCCTTCGCCAAGGCCCACGTCCAGTTCGACCTCGAGGCCTCCGTCAACCCCGCCAACCGCGCCGTCGACGACATCGTCGTGCCCACCACCTAGGAACCGCCATGTTCATCAAGCCAGCGCCAGGCATCAAGGTCCGGGACCCGGGCTCGAAGCTGCACATCCCGGAGGCCGGCATCGAGGTCTCCGAGACCGACACCTTCTGGGCGCGGCGCCTGGCCGACGGCGACGTCGTCGAGGTCAAGCCGGCAGCCCCCATCAAGACCACGCCCGCGAAGGGCAAGGAGTAGACCATGGCGATCTCGTTCGGCTCCGTCCCGTCCAACCTGCGCGTCCCGTTCGTGACCGCGGAGTTCGATGCCACCCGCGCCCAGCAGGGCCCGGGCCTGCTCCCCTACAAGGCGCTCATCATCGGGCAGAAGCGCACCGCCGGCACCGCCACGGCCAACTCGATCCAGCGGGTCACCACCGCCGACCAGGTGGCCACGCTGGCCGGCCGCGGCTCGCTGCTGCACCGCCAGGCCATCGCCTACTTCAAGAACAACCGGTACACCGAGACCTGGATCGGCGTCCTCGACGATGCCGTCGCCGGCGTCGCCGCCACCGGCACCATCACGGTCACCGGGCCGGCCACCGCGGCCGGGACGATCAACCTCTATCTGGGCGGCAACCTGGTGCAGGTGGCCGTCGCCAGCGGCGACGCGGCCACCGCCGTCGCGACCGCCATCGCCGCGGCCATCAACGCCAACCTCGACCTGCCGGTCACCGCCACCCCCGCCTCCGCGGTCGTGACCATCACCCACCGGCACAAGGGCGCGGCCACCAACGACTTCGACCTGCGCGCCAACTACCAGGACGGCGAGAAGCTGCCGGCCGGCATCGGCCTGGCCTTCGTGGCCATGGCCAGCGGCACCACCAACCCGGTGCTCACCAGCCTCCTGGCGGCGCTGGGCGACAACTGGTTCCACGTCTGGACCCACCCCTACACCGACGCCACCAGCCTCACCGCCATCGAGGCCGAGCTGTCCAGCCGCTTCGGGCCGATGCGGATGATCGACGGCGTGGCCATCACCAGCGCCACCGGCACCCAGAGCACCCTGGGGACCCTGGGCGACGGCCGGAACAGCCCGCACAGCTGCATCGCCGCGCAGCCCGGCAAGAACCCCCTGACCCCGCCGAGCGAGTTCGCCGCCGCGGTCGCCGGGGTGGTCGCCTTCTACGGCGCCCAGGACCCGGCCCGGCCCCTCCAGACGCTGCCCGTCGTGGGCGTGCTGGCCCCGGCCGAGGCCGACCGCTTCACCCTGACCGAGCGGAACCTCGAGCTCTTCGACGGGATCAGCACCTCGAAGGTGGTCGCCGGTGGCCAGGTCCAGCTCGAGCGGGTCGTCACCACCTACCAGACCAACTCCGCGGGCGGGGCCGACACGGCCTACCTCGACGCCACCACCATGCTGACGCTGATGTACCTGCGGTACGCCTTCCGCAACCGGATCCTGGGGCGCTACCCGCGCCACAAGCTGGCGAACGATGGCACCCACTTCGGCGCCGGCCAGGCGGTCATCACCCCGAAGATCGGCAAGGCCGAGGCGGTGGCCTGGTTCCGCGACATGGAGGAACTCGGCCTGGTCGAGAACTTCGAGCAGTTCAAGACCGACCTCCTCGTCGAGCGGAACGGCACCGACCCGAACCGGCTCGACTTCCTGCTTCCGCCCGATCTCATCAACGGACTCATCGTCGGCGCGGCCAACATCCAGTTCCGCCTGTAGGCGCGAAAGGAGCGAGACACCATGTCCCAGCGTAGAGGCGGACTCATCCAGGTGCAGGTCAACGGCGAACTCCAGGACGCCAAAGGGTCGTGGACCTACAACCTCGGCCGGCCGAAGCGAGAGGCCATCATCGGGTCCGACTCGGTGCACGGCTACAAGGAGACCCCGCAGGTCTCCTTCATCGAGGGCGAGATCACCGACCGCGGCTCGCTCAACCTCGACGCCCTGGTGCAGACCACCGGCGCCACCATCACGCTGGAGCTCGCCAACGGGAAGGTCATCGTCCTCCGGGATGCCTGGTACGCCGGCGAGGGCACCGGCAACACCGAGGAGGGCAACGTCGCCGTCCGCTTCGAGGGCAAGAGCGGCGAGGAGATCTGATGGCGCAGGTCAAGCTCACCTTGAGGAAGCCGATCCAGCTCGGGGATGGCGCGCCCATCACCGAGCTGGTCTTCCGAGACGAGGTGGTCGCCGGCGACATGCGCGGCA